GAATCTTTGCTCTGGGTCCGCGTCGGCCAGGAGCTCGGCAGCGACAGCGACCTCGCCCAGACGATCGCCGGCGGCATCGACGCCGCGATCAAGATCGTCGGCCAGTTGGTCGGCTAGGCTCGCCGAGCGTGCCGCACCACCGCGATGATCGACCTCATCGCGATCCGATTCTCGGCGGACGCAAACCAGAGGTTCGCATACTCGATCACGCACCCGCGGAGCACGAGGTCGAGGGCCGCTGTGTGGCTAGGCTTGATCCCCCACCGGGCCTCGATCTGCTCGCGGACCCTGGCCGTGATCACCGGCAGCGCGTCGAGGATCTTCCCGCCGATAGCGGCGGAGTCGACCTTGCGAGCGTAGTCGGCCATCGTCCGCTCCGGCCACTGCCGGCAAATCTCATCGACGATCACGTCGCAGGTGTGCTCCAGGGTGGCACCCGACGGCCCGATGAACTCGCGGACGGTCGCCCGCAGCCCCTCCAGCGTCAGCGTGTCGAGAGCGTCGCCCACCGTCACCTCCCGCCCGTGGGCTTGGCCGGTGAAGCAGTCGCGGGCGACGCCCCCGAAACGCATTTGCCATCGGGGCACCCGGTCCCCTTCTTGCACGGGCACGACGGCGGGCACGGGCACGGCGTCCGGTGGCCGTCGCCGTGGACGACATAGCCGCGTCCGCCGCAGTCGCTACAGCACTTGCCGGGGGCCGGCGTCGGGGCAGGGGCGGGGGCCTCGACCGCAAAGCCGGCGTAGGCCACGGCCACGGCCGCAGCGGCGCGGGGCTGCTCTTGGTCGATCGCGGCGGGCTCGGCCGCGAGGCTGGCGAGGAATGCGAGGAATGAACGCCACATGGCTACCAGCCTCGGGAGTGGTCGAGGAGCGGTTGACCGTCGTCGCCCACGCGGGCGTGTACGAGGTGCGATTCCTCAGGCGGCTTTTCGGCCACGAGGGCGATCCATAGGAAGCTCTTGGCGGCGCGGGCGATCCACCGAAGAACAGGGCGGTCGGGCTGCGGCCTCGGGTTGACCGGCGAGGCCGGCGAGCTCGACAGCCACCACCCGGCGGCCATGCAAGCAATGCAGAGAATCACGAGTTGGCGATTGGTCAGCGTCATTTAGAGCCCCAACGAGAAATCGAGGAACGGATTGCGGATCGGGAGCCGCGTGAGCGTGTCAACGGCCGGCGCGAGCCAGTCGCCGTGGTGAATGTCGCGCCACTTAAACCCGGTCTCGACGGAGCCGATAGCCCAGGCGTCGCCGAGCATTCCCTCAACGACGCGGCGGCGTGCCCAGAAGGCGCCGGCCGGCAGGTCGTCGGGGTAGCGATTAGTCTGCGGGCCGATCCAATTCGGCCCCCAAGAGTTGAGGATCGCGATCAGATCGTCGGGGGCACCGTTGGCCTTGTAGCGGACGCCGACCGCTACCATCTGGTGCATCCATGTGCCTTGAGCCTCGGCGATGCCGCTCGGACCAAGCGTTGAGGAAAAGCCTTGGGAGCTTGCCAGCGTCACCGGAAAGCCCGCCTCGATCGCGGCCGTGAGCTCGGCCCAGTTTCGGACGGCCACGACGTGCCGGCATGGGTGCCGCTTGGCCTCGGCGTCCATCTTGCCGCCGTCCGCCTGGCCTCCGCAGCCATAGGCTCCCCAATCCTTTTCGAGTTTGGCGTCGTAGGTGGTGAGGTCGACGCTTGGGTATGTCTTGCGGTACACGACGCCCCACTCTCGCAACCATTTCGCGGCGGCGAATCCCGTGGACCCGTCCGACCAGCCTGCAAACGTCTTGCCCCTGGCTTCGCAGCGACTCCCGCCGTAGATCGCTTCGGTGCTCGGGGCGAGGGGCGGCTCGCTCGCCTTGCCCAACTCCCAGTCGATCGCCTCAGCGATCCAGACCGCGTGCATGGCACCCCACGCGACGCATGAGCCGTTGAGTTGCTTGCCGCATACAAAGGGCTTGCCGTAGCGGGCCTGGTGGGCACGCTGCATGGCCCGGTATAGAAACGTGTCGCGGCCGGCAGCCTTTTGCATCGCCTCGGGGGCGGCCTGCGAAAAGAAACGCTCGTTGCCAAGCTCGGCCAGGAAGGCACGCGCCCCCTCGGGATCCGGCGTGTACCCAAACCGCCCGCCGACGCTGTTCTCCAGCGTCACCCACGACCGGGCCGCGATCACCGCCGCCACGGACAGGAGCACCGTAGCGGCGAAGATCCGCCAGGATCGGTAGGCGTCATCGTGCCGCATCTGAGCACGCCCTCCCGAGCTCGCGATACGCTGCCACCCACTTCGACCGCTCCTCCGGCCCGACCGGGCCGCCCGAGGTGCCGACGGCCTTGTCGAGGTAGTCGTTGATCGCTTTCTTGACGTGCGGTTGGCGGGCGCCAATGGAGTCGCCGCGGAGCCGGGCCTCGCGGGCGGCGACCCGGAGGTCGTCAAACGCCACGCCGGATTTCAGACGCGGCCCGCCCTCGCGATCGCCGTCCGCCTGGATGCACTCGGCGAGCTCGTCGCAGAGGGCCGCGAGTTTGGCCGCGTCAGCGGCCGCCTCTGGGCCGATGAACAACCCACGCATCGAGAGCCCGCCGTCGGGCTGCGGGGCCGGCGTGGGGCCGCTGCGGCCCTCCAGTGCCCACGCCAAGAAACACCCGGCTACGAGGCAGGCCGCGAGCGTATAGCGGGCACGGTCGCTCATGCGTCGCTCCCGGCCACGAGGGCCAGCGTGAGCGTGTCGATCGCCTTCTTGGCCGTCTCGTCGAGGGCCTTCGTCTGCACCAGGCGGAGGCGGACGTGGGCGAGGTCGGCGATTGCCGTCTGATAGGTCGGGGCGAGGTGCGGCGGCTTCGTCGCCGCCTCCGACGGCCCGAGGATCACGGGCCGGGCCTTCCACGCGGACGGACCGAAGAGCAGGGCGGCGGCGGCCCCGAGGAGAACGACGTAGATCATGCGGCGGCCTTTCTGACCAGCGGCAACAGAGATTCAATCGCACCCGAGGCGACGAGGAGGAGCAGTTGGCGGGCGGCGGGCTTGACGATCAGCCAGACGGGCCACGCCGCGATCGGGATCGCCTTGTCGGCCACGCTGTCGAAGAGGAGCCCGACGGCGTTCAAGACGAAGACCTTGCGGTCGGCCCCGTCGACCGGGATGGCGTCGGCTGCGGCCATAGCGATCTTGAGGAGCGAGACGGTGAGCTCGGCAAACTCCGAGACCGTAAGGCCACCAGAGGCGGCGCTCTTGGCGGTCGCCACGAACGCTCGCACCTTGTCGGCGAGCGAGAGGAGATCAGTCGTAGCGGCGATCGGTGCGGATGAGATCATGTTTTCACCCCGACGATGTAGAGTTCGAGATCGGCCGCGGCGGCCCCGTTGTTGGTGATGGCGATCACCTTGTTGGTGGTGGTCGTCGCGAGGCCCGTGCCGAGGTGCGTCGTGTAGAGCACGCCCTCGGGGCCGATGGCGATCGAGTCCGCGGAGAGGGCGGTCCATCGGTTGGTAACGCTCACGCCGGCCGAGAGGCTGGCGGTCGTCGAGCGGTTGCGGATGAGCAGCACCTTGACGCTCGCGAGCGAGAGCGTGCCCGTGCCGCCCATGAACACGAGCGGCAGGGCTCGGAGGTCGACGTTGGCCGTGGCGCCGGCCGCGATCGTGATCACGTCCTTGTAGTAGCCGTTTGCCTGGCCGGCGGCCGTGCCGTCGGTGAGCGTGAACGGGATCAAGGCCGTCACCGAATCGGTGAGGGCGGTCGTCGAGAGCTCGTCGACCCACGACGGCACGACCCGCAGCGTTCCGGCGAGCGAAAAACTAGCTGCCACTGCCGCTCCCTGGCGCTGCCGTAGAGGTGCCGATCAGAAACAGCGAGTACGTCACCGCCGCCGCGTTGGGATTCGAGATGCGGATCGTCGAGTTGGCGGCCGTCACGACCCATGCGTCGGTCTGATTTACGGCACACCATTCGGAGCCCGGCCCGACCTCGGCGGCGTATACGGCAGTTGGGCGGCCGGGATCGACGCCCACCAAGAGCCGGCGGCCGGGCGTGGTGGATTCGTTGACGAGGCGGACTACCCGCAGTTGGCGAAACACAAACGGCACCGTAACGCCGAGCGCCTGTTGCGAGAGGTTCAGGAGGTCGAACGTCTCGATTGAGTTGGCCGGGATCGTCCGCTGATCGGCAAACACAAGGTCCGCCTCGCCGGGGCCGTCGCCGTCGGTGATCGTGTAGGTGCCGCTCGCCGTGCGGCGGTTGACCACCGTCCCGACCTCTTGCGTGTCGGTGCGGTTCCACTGGAGCGTGGTCCGCAGCGAGCCTGTCAGTGCGTCGGTGACGGTGTCGGCCATATCAGATCAACCCGAATTTGATGGCACGGCGGGCGGCCTCTACGGAGCAGCCCAGTTGGAAAGCCACGAGCTCGATGTCGGCGGTGTTCGTCGGTTGCGGCCGCTTGCTCGTCACCTTCCCCCAGAATTGCTGCGAGGCTGTGTAGTTTTTGGCGATCGACGCAATGTCGTCGGGGGCGGCGATCGGCTCGCGCCCCTCGGCACCGCCACGGCGAAAATGCGCGTACGCGATCACGCCGTTGAGGGTAGAGGCAGCGAGCCGGGAGGCGCAGGGGCTATGCCTGCTCGCATTCGGCGAGGCAGGCGGCGTAGCCGGCGAGGTCGACGATCTGGTCGTGTGTTTTCGTCGGCCCTAAAAACCGCGAAACCTTGTCGAGCGTCATGATCAAGGCCCAGTCGCTCGGGGTGAGCGGCCGCTTGAGCACGTCGGCGAAGGCCGCGTTGATCATGCCGACCGTGCGGCCGAAATGGGCCTTGGGGCCGCCGTACTTTGGGCGGCGGTCGCGGACGGCCGCGATGGTTTCGTGGAGCAAGCCCTCGGCTGGGCTGGCGTCGTCGTCGGCCTGGGCGGCGAGGATGCCGTCGCCCGTGAACCGCGGCGGCTCCTCGTCGTGGAGCTCACGCTCGCCGCGGAGGATCCAGTCGACCGGGATCGTGGCGGCTGGCTCAAACGTTTCCTCCGGCTCAGGGCTTTCGCAACACGCGGCGTCCGCGGCGCACCCTTGGGCGAGCCGGGCCTCCACGGCGGCCCGCAGTTCGTCGTTGGCCTCTTCGAGCGTCGTACTCATGCGGTCGATTTCCTTTCGTTGGTGGCGGATCAGATTGAGAAGGCGGATAACGTCAGCGGCGAGGGTGCCCGATGTGCCGGTGTAGGCGCCAGAGAAACGGCGGGCTCGGTATTCGGCCTCGCGGAGGTAGGTTTCATCGAGCATTGGCAGCACTCGCTACGAGCATCCCGGCCAGCCCTCCGGCGGCGTCGTAGAACCATGTCTCCATGGCCTGCCGTGAGCCGATGTAGCCTTCCTGCGAATGCCAGTCGTCGGGAGGGCAGATGGCGGGGGCGATCCTCACGACGACGCCGTCGACCGTGTCGATGCCGTCGGTATCCACCACGCGACGCATGCGGGCGGCTTGCTTGTGAAGGTGCCCGGTGTGGATCTCCCGGTAGCGGCAGCGGCTCCAAGCGGCGGGCACCTCCAACGCCATGAGCGCAGGCAGTTTGGCCCGTGCCTTGTCGCCGTGAGCGAACCCGATGAGGTTGCCGCCGTGCTCTAGGTATTGGCGATGCGTAAACGCCTGGTGGATCGTGACCCGTTTGTCGGCCTGGAAATGAGTCGCGAGCAACAGGCGAAACCATGCCGTCATGGTCTCGTCGTGATTCCCCGGCACACAGACCACGTCGGTCGGGCACGTCTCGGCAGATCGCTCGACGAGATATGCCGCCGCGGCCGTCCCGGTCTCAATCATTTTTTCGAGGCGGCCGTCTCGCTCTAGTTGCGTCCCGCGCGTGGTCTTCGCGTCGGGCGTGTCGTAGTGGTACACGTCTCCGAGGAACGCAATCGTCCGCCGTGCCGGCTCTTGGCGGTCGCCGGCTTCAATGAGCCGCAGCCCGGCGTCTCTGACCAGGCGGTCGGCATGGTCGAGGTCGTAGTCGTCGCCGCCGGTCGTCTTGCTCCAGGCGTATTTTCCGAAGTGCGGGTCGGCGATGACGAGCACTTGCCAGACGCCGTCGCGTTTTCCCTTTTGAGCCTTCGCCTTTGGTCTGCCAATGCGGCCCGAGGCTGCGGCCCCCGCGATCATCGCCTCGACGGCCTCGCGGATGCCCGGCCCGGCCTTGGGCCGGAGCTTCACATGCACGCGGTGTAACTCGGTAACGACAGGCTCGCCGGTTTCCTTGTCGGCCGTCAGCCCTTCCCATTTCGTGGCTTCAGATTGCGCCACTTCAAACCGTTCTAAGTCGGCGTCGATGTGCCGGAGCAGATCGTCGACCGTACGGATGCGGGCCGAGACGCTTTTCGCCTCTAGGCCGTCGGCGGTCTCCTTCTGGGTGACCTCCTCGATCGTTAGCCCTTTGTCGCCGTTGATCTTGGCGGCTATCGCGGCTATCGCTTTTCGAGCCATTCGCGCACCCCTTGATGGCCGACGCTGGTGATGCCGTGTTGGTTGAGGTAGGACGCGATAGCGACGAACGCCGGCCGCTTCTTGGTGCCAAACTCGCCGGCCAAGAACGCCGCCTCGATCTGGCGTAGCGTTTCGAGGTGCGCGGGGTCTACGCGATCATGCCACCGCATCGACTGCGGCTTCGGAATCGCTGCCTTGATTGCCGCGATAGCGTCGATCTTTTTGCTCACGTCAATCCTCGTGTCGGAGGAGGCCGGCGGCGTCGAGGAACCGCGAGCAGGTTTCGGCCATGTCGCAGACCGCCGTTTCGTCGAGGTCGGGCCAGCGTGCGTGGAGGAGTTCATGGAGGATCGTGTCCACAAGGTCGGCCGTATCCATTCCGGCGGCGAGCTTGATCGTCTTCGTCTCGTAGTCGCAGATTCCGTAGGCGCCGCGGAGGCGGCAGTCCCAGGCCACTTTCCAACGCTGCCCTGCGATGTAGACGGTCCGTCGTCGTCGCATTACTTCACGATGCCCGACGGCGGCGGAATCACAAAAGCCTGTTTCTCCCGCACGCGGCGCCGCTTTTCGGCGAAACTCGCCGCGGCATCCGGCGCGAACCGCCGCGAGACGATGCCGGCGATCACCTTCCCGGCGGCGAGATCGTCCTTGCCGTTGCAGCAATGCTGGAACACGAGCTCGCCCGCTGGGTCGTGCTGGCAGATCGCCGGATGCCGATACGCCGGGTTGCGTTTCGGAATGCCGTACTCGTTTCCTGAAAGGTGCCAGGCAAGCAACCAGCAATCCTTGTCGCCGTAAACGAATTGGTAGACGTAGTCGCGCCATTCGTTGAGGAGAACACAGAGGTCAAGCGCGTGAAGGTGGCGGCGGCGGTCGACCATGAGTTGACCGCTCTCCAAGGGGCGAGCCCCGTAGACGGGGTCGAGCCCCACGTTGCGCCACGCAACCTCGGGCACCCACTCGGAGCGGTTGGCGGCCGGCGGGAGGTCGGGCCAGAAAAGGGCACCGGGCCGCGTGAAGGCCCGGTCGTTGAATAGGTAGGTCGGATCGCGGGCCGGCACGTTGTCGGCGTCGAGGAGCAGCACCTCGGCGAAGCCCGTGTAACGGACGGCGATTGACTTAAGCCACCAGCCGCGGCCGCGGCCGCTCTCCGTCTCGACGGCACGGGGGCGGACGCCGAGGCGGGCGAGCGTGGCGTCGGCGTCGACCAGGCGGCAGCCGGCGTCGGTGAACACGGCGGCCATATCCTCTGGCATCTCGTCGGCCAAGTGCCAAATCTCAACGGGCAGCGTGCAACCGAGGCCGCGGAGCGTGGTCACGAGATTCCACGCAAGGCGGCCGTAGAGCTCGCCGCCTGCCGGGATCACGATCCCGCGGAGCTCGCGGACGGCGGGCAGGATCCACGGCGGCGAATCGAGGGCGTCAGCGAGGGCGGCGCGGAATGGGGCAGACATGCGCCCCATTAGGGCGGGTTAGGCGGTGGGGCCGGAGGGGGTCGGGGCCAACTACTGAAATTGCAGCGCACATCGACCGCCAAACGAGACTTCACGATTGCCCGAAACAGTCATTGACCGCCATTTCTGATCCGAAAAAAAATGGTTTTCGTTCCCGTAACTGTGCCCGACGTACGAGCGTGTCGCGGCAAGCTCGGGCGAACCTTCAAGGCCAAACTCCCAAGTGGCAATTCCGTTATTGGCAACAGCCGAAAACAATCGAAATGGCATTCTGTAAATACGCACAACCGTCTCCCACACCATGCGGTAGTGGAGTACGGCCAACATACCGCCTCCGCTTCCCTGCCTTGCAAACGCCAGCCGCATCTGAATTTTCCGCGGCCTACGTTCATAGTCGGCGTCTACGGCATACAAATCGGACAGGCTTAGGGCGTTGAGTCCGTTTATGTGTTGCTGGGCGGAAAAAATGCCGCCCGACGTAGTGCCAAAGTTTATCGTGTTCGTGTAGCGAACTGCCGCTAAACGTGGCATCACAGCCGCGAATTTCGTATCTGTCGTGCCAGGCCAATTTCCGGCGTAATGCCATTCGTCTGGCAAAGTTTTCCGGCCGTCATGCAATTCGTGCCGTAAGACAATTCCAGAGCAATCAAAAGCCCCTGGAGATACACGCGGCGTCACTGCTACCAAGTTTTGCGACCGCGCAAACCGGCTGCCCCCCATCTGAAAGAATTGGTTGTTTTGCTCTCCAAACGCTTGAAACGAAGTCAGATCGTTCCCAAGAGCAAATTGGCCGAACGGCTGCTCTGCGAGGAGCTCTAGTCGTACGTTTGCGCCGTACGAAAAAAACTGGCTGTCTCGAAAAATCGGCTCCGCTACTCGATATTGTTTAAGCGTGCGGTCGTTTACGTCGCAATTATCAAGCTGCCGAGTTGTCGCAGTGCCTGCGCTTAGCGGTGACTGGACTAGGTCAATGGCGCCAACTCGTGCCGCAATTACTCCATTAGACCCGGCTTGAGTCGTGGTAATCGTCATTGCGTTAGGGTGGCTGTAAACCGCCGCCGGAAACGAGCTTGACGTAAACACAAAAAGCGGGCTCCGCAGTGGCTTTGCGTCCACATACTCCGGCGACTCGGCAATTTCATGCGTGCGAAACAAAGTAGTGTCACGCACGGCCTCGCTTTCCACGCCGCTAATTCCGCCAAGCACAAACTCGGCGCCTGCGTAGCACAGAAACACGCCGGGAATCCACGTCGTGGCGACAAACTCATCGTCTGAAAAAGACGCCCTGACGGTCTGGGCAAAAAACGGCAATCGCGCAAACCCAGCCCCGCCGTAAATCCGACGAGAATGCAACACGAACTCGTCAACGACCGAAAAATCTGAGTCTAAGTTTTCCCACGGGTGCGGAATGTTGAGGTTCGTATCTGCATCAAACTGCTCGGCAAACTCAAACTCAGGGCTTTCAAAGTATTCCGATTCCACAAAAATGCTGTGTGCCGCATCTGTCGGAAGGGCGTCGCCAGTGAAGCACTTGAGCTCCACAATGCCGTGCGGGCCTATGTCTGCTGTCTGCGGCATATAAACAAACGCCGCGTTTACATCGCAGACCTTGCAGTTATCACCAGGCCCAATAGCACGAGTGCCGGTTCCAAGAAAAAACCCAGGCCCGCCCGACGAGCCGACCACCATTGAGTAGCCGTTGTCGGTTGGGTGAAAAAAATACTTTGCGCTTTTGGCCTTCATAGAAGAATCAGCGCCCAGTAAATGTTTCCAACTACCAGTTCCCCAGACGATCGACCATATCCAAGAATTGCGGCAGCGCCATCGCACTGGCACTCCGAGCTCTCAAGGCAGCCGTCCGTTACTGGAGTGTTTTCGCGCCGTTGCGATGGGACTGCGAATCGGTGGCCGGTGTTTCTCATTTTGACTCGTGCGTACGTCAGGCCAGAGAACACGCAATCCGCAACTCCGCCAGAAGGTACTAGCGATTCGCAGATGCCCCACGCACCCTGCGCGCGCACACCGTCAGTGTGCATCCACGCCCAGGCCCAACTAGGAAACGATTGGTCGGTAGCGACTGGCGACGCGCTGTATGGCGAAGACTGAGCCGTCGCCGATAAGCCCGTGACGGCTACGGAAATGTTGGTTCCTACGACTGCAAAAGTAAAGCTAGTTCCCTCCGAGATTCTGACCGGAAAAGTGAACTGTCGTTGCCGCGATTGGGCAGTGACAGCCTCCAGCCCCGGCGTCACCCCGAGCACCCGATCCGCCGCCTCTTGCGCCCGGTTCCACGCCCTGGCGGAGATCGCCGACGAGAGCCGCTGACCCTTCTCGATGCGTCCGTCTGGGCGTGCCATTACGTCCCGATCCCTAGGCCGGCGAAATTGCCGTCGCGGTAGACCTTGTTGACGTAGACGTATTTCGGTTTCTTCACGAGCTCGTTACTCGAAACGGCGTCTTCGTATCTCACCCACAAATACTCGTGGCCCTTCTTCTCGATCCCCGTGATGTCGCCGATGGTCTGCTCGGTCACGTTTGGGCTCGCCACGAACTTATACGAGAGCGTCCACGGCCCGTTGCCACGCTGGTCGTCCCATTCCTGCGAGCCGCTGCAACCCATGAACAGCACCTCGCCGGCGGCGAAGGTGCGAAACGCGCCGTTGTTCACGGTGCCGGTCAAAGCGGCGATGCTCTTGATGTAATTGGCCGTGACGTACTGATGCGGAACGTCATACGTTTCCGTCCAAGTGAGCGCGGGGGCCACGATGTCGACGCCGTTGACCGAACTGCCGTCGACACCAATCGCATTGTTCATGCTTGGCGCGGTGCCCGGCGGATACCTCCGCTCGCTGCCTTGCGTTACGGTCGTCCCGCCGCTGGTCGTGACCGTGCCGCCAGCCGCTTGCGTGATGTGCTGCGACCCGCCGCTCGTGTCGAACGACCGCGACCGCTTGAGCGGATCCCGCTGGTCGTCGTCTTCGGCCCCCTGCTTCTCGTAGGCGATCGACACTTGCCAGGCGTCGTCGCCGAGGTACGAGACGCTGTAGGACTCGGCTCGCAGTTGTACGTTGGGTTGGCCTGGGTACGACCAGTAGGCGAGCTCGCTCGTGATCTTGCCGTTGGCCTCGGCGTGGAGAATCGTGTCGTCCGTCGTGCCGAATACCTTGTAGCTCTTTGAGTACGACGACACCGCCTTCCGCCCGAGGCGGACGATCGTGGCGGAGCGGCTTGAGTTGTCTTCGATCCAGGCGAGGGGCATTCGTTATTCGGCGACCGCGGCCGGCTCCATGTTGGCTGTGTTGCTCGCGATCGTTTCGAGGGCTTTAAGTTGCCGCTCGCCGAGCGACGACCCAAAACCCATGCCGCCGAGGTTCGTCGAGGAGAACGTCCCGGCTACCTCGGCTTGCGACTGCATTGGCACGCCTTGCATATCGGCTAGTCGGTTTTGCTGATCCCGGTACGCCGAAAGCAAATAGTCCTCTTCTTGGACGCTGAGTTTGTCTCCCGCAATGAGCTCGTCGAGTTTCTCGCCTACGCGACCGAGCTTATTCATGTCTGTTGCGGAGGCGATGCCTGCAAACAATTCGCCAGACGCTGTCGAGTATCCGTTTAGACCGCCGCCTACTGCCTCCTGAGCGCCAGCGGCTACGGCGCCAGTTGGTTGCAGCATCTCCGCAAACTTTGAGCGGTAGTCCTCAACGAGCCTTTGCTCGGCTTCGGCCGTCAGGTTTCCGGCGTCAAGTAATTCTGAAATTATCTGGCGAGCCAGATCGACATCTTGCATCGTGCGCGCGTCGGACAAGCGATCGCCGGCGACTCGCGATTCGTTGACATCTGCCCGCTTGCCCGCGGCGACGGCGGCCAAATCCTGCACCCGCTTCTCTGTGGCCCTTGCCTGTGCTGCCCGTGCGGCATCGTTGCCAGTAACGGCAGCGAGGCGGGCGTCTTGACGTTCGCGCAACGCCTTGCGGTCTGCCTCGACGAACGGATCCTTGTTCGACTCAAACATCATGAGCGGCTGGGCCGCAATCGACTTGAAGGCGTCAAAGGTGTTGATAATGTTGGCCGACAGTTCTTCGACCTTTGACATCAACGCATTCGCGCCGCGAGTAAAGCCGGCGAGCAAGCCAGCCATTGCGGCCTCCATCGCAAGCTCTAGATCGCCTGCCGCCAGAGCGTCGGAGATTGCTCCAAATGTTGCCGAGGCTATGCGGTGCAGATCGGAAAACACCGCCACTGATTGCGCGACCGCAGCGTTGAAAGACTCCTTGACCGATCCGCCGATCTGGCTGATCAGTGAGCCCAACTGCGACACGACAAGAATGGCTCCGCCGGCGACTCCCACAAGTGCGAGGAATGGCGTGTTGGCTGCGGCCCAGGCCGCGGCGGTTGCGCCGGCCGAGGCGATGCTCGTGGCGGTGTACGCCGTGAGAGCCATTGCTGAACGGGCAAACGACGCAATCGTCGTAGTGCCCGCCGTTGCGGCTGACGCCCCAACAGTCGCCAGAGCCGTTGAGCCTTGCACGCCAAGCCTTGCTAGTTGCGTGCCGCCCGTGCTGGTCAGCCTGGCAAGCGAGGATCCGGCGATCATTGCGCTCCTCGCGCCGGATGCTCCGATCTTTCCAAGAGCCTGCACGCCAATGGCCGCCGCTCGCATATTGCCCTCGGCCGCCCTAGCGACCGTGGCGGAGACGATCGAGATAGTCCCGGCGAAATAGTTGGCAGCAAGCGCGCCGGATTTTGCGGAAGCCACCGCCACCTGTGCCGTCATCTCTGCGGCAAATTGGGCAACCGCTGCAATTCCCTTGGATGCAAAACCGATCACGCTTGTCGAGGCTGACAGAAAGCTGCGGCTCAGGAACGTAACGGCGTCCGACATCATGACGATCGGAGCGATAACGGCCTTGCCGAGGCCAATAAATCCCCCGAGAGCAAAGCTCACGATACGCAAGGCAGTACCAAGCCCGACAAGCGCACCGCCTGTAGCAACAGCGGCCGCCGCTGTTTTCGCAATGCTCAGGACAAGGGCAGGGTTGTCGCGCACGAACAACGCTACGGCGTCAATCGCACCAATCAGCGACGTAGACATCTGCATAAAGGAAGGCGCAACAGCTTCGCTAATCGCAATAGACGCCCGCCTCATGGCCGCATCGACGCTTGCCATTTGCCCGGCTAGTCCACTCTGGAGCGTGCGGTATTTCTCGCTGACCGGCAGGGCGTTCCCCATCGCATCGGTCATGGCGTTGAAACCATCGACGCCGGTTGCCGTCAAGATGGCGGCGGCTCGGATAGCATCCTGCCCAAAGATGCGGCGGAATATGTCGTCTTTCGCCGCTTGATCCATGCCGGCTAGGGCGCCGTTGAGCGTGCCGATGATTTCGACAAGCGGTTTCATTCTGCCGTCCGCGTTGCGGAACGCCGCGACAGACAGCCCAACTTGTTGCAACGCTTCCGCCGCATCGTCGGCCGGAGCCATGAGCCGCATCAGCATTGTCTTTACGCTGGTGCCGGCGTCGCTGCCCTTGACGCCGTTGTTGGCGAGCACGGCCAGTGCCGCCGACAGGTCGCCCATGGACTGATTAGCCAACGCCGCCACGGCGGCGGACTGGCTAAACGCCATCGTCATTTCCTCGATACTCGTCGAGGAGGCGTCGGCCGCAGAGGACATCGTGTTTGCCGCAACGTCGGCCGTAACGCCAAACACTTTCATCGCGTCGGCCATGACCACCGAGGCGGCGGCCACGTCCATGTTTCCGACCTTGGCAAACTCTAGCGCCGTCTGCCCTGCACCGCCAAGCACTTGCTCCAGGCTCATGCCGGCTTTGAGGAGCTCTAGGAACCCTTGCGTCGCCTCAGTCGGGCCGACGCCGAGAGCTTGGGATACTTGCATCCCGGCGGCGCGGATCCTGTCGAGCTCGGCAGCGGTGGCGCCGGTGCTCGCTTGAATGTTCAAGAGCGTCGACTGATAGGCCGCGCCTTGGCTAATCGCCGCCCCGAATGGCAGCAAGGCGGCCGCCCCCATTCCGGCGATCTTGGTGCCAGCCCCGCTCATCGAGCGGCCGAGGTTGCCGATCTGGCGGTTGATCTTGTTGAGGGCTGAAAAGAACTGCCGCGGATCCGCCCCGATCTCGACGAATACCTGACCGGCTTTGACCTTTGAAGCGCTCATGTGGTCACGTCGTGCCAGTTAGGTCCGAGGAGTTTCTTAATTTCTTCCGGCGTCGCCTGCCTTGGCTTGGCCTTTTTCGCGAACGGGTTGAGCTTCGCCGGGTCTGTGCTTGGGGCGTGCTTTGCTTTGTTTAAGTTGGATTGTTGCGCTAACAAATTCGCGGTGTGCCACCAATCCATTTCTAGGCGGGCGTCGCGAGCGATGAGGAGGTTTCGGAACGTCCACCGTCCGGGGTGGACGCCGAGGATGCCTGCGGCTTCGTAAATTGCGTGCCAGATTGCTCGAGCAGGCTCGCCGCCGTCGCCGCTTGCATTCGCGCCTCCGCCTGGTCGAGCATCTCCGCGGCGACTTGGTCCATCTTTGTCGCGAGGAGTCCGACCATCTTGCGGAGGCGCGGGGGGAAAAAATCTACAAGCTCCTCCTCGATCGCCTTTACTCCAGCCTCGATCGCGTCGCCGCGAAGGCCGTCGAGGAAGTCTTCGCGGCTGATCTTCTTGTCTTCGCATTGCTTGCGGCAGATCGCGTATAGCACCTCGCCGACGGTGCCGTACTGGCTGCGGAGAATCTGGAGCGTGTTCGCGATGCTCGACGTGTCAATAATGTCGAGCGGTGCCTTGCGAATCTGGCGGGAAACGCTGCCGTCGGATTGCTCCACGTCCTCTGTCACGTCGACCGTGACCAGGCCGCGAACGCGCTCGGCGGCAGCCACCGTGATTGCCACCATCCAGGGCCGCCCCTGGTCATCGCGAAACTCTTTCATTAAGCCCTCAGTCCAGCACGGGTGAGACGGGCTTCGACTTGGTACGTCGCGACGCCGTCGATCGGATCAGATTCAGAGATGCTTGTGATGACCGCCAAGAACGACCACGCCCCGGCGCCGCCCGAGACGGTAATCGGCGTGCCGGCCGTCACGAGCGAGTAGGCGCCGGTGAGGTCGGCGGAGTCGTTGAACTCAACGGATACGATGGCCTCGACGCCAACGGGATAGACGGCAGCCTCTCGGCTGCCGTATTCCTCCACGTCGATCGTGCGAACGCTATAGGAAAGGCTGACGTTCCGAGCGCTGGCGATGTTGCCACCAATCGAAATCGAGCAGTCTTTCCCAAGCGTGATCGCCACGAGTTCAGGTCTCCCGTGCGGTCACGGTGAACGTCACCGCCCCGTCGATCGAAATGTTTTCCGCGACGCTCATGACAATAAAACCGCTGGTCGCCGTGTTGCTCTGGAGGGCCGTGATCAACCCGGTGGCGTCGTGGCACTCAATTTCCCAAGTCTTGGTCTTGAAGCCGGCAGCGTTGGCGCGAAAGCCAGGGTTGCCCGAACTGCCGCCCTTGTTGGTGCGGTTGGTCACGTCGATGACTTCGCATTCCTCGGTATAGGTCGCCGAAATGATGTCGGTGCCGAACGGAGGGGCGGAGCCGTCTTTGCCGAGCGTAATCGCCATGGTTTGTTATTCCTTGAGGTCAGGTTTGGGTGGCGGCGCGCGAGGCGCTCACGGTGAAGGTCGCGATCCCGTCGATCGGCTCGGAGCGGGCCACGCTCGTTACGATGTATTCCACAGAGTTGCCGGTGGCGACGCCGCCGAGCGTGAACGTGTCGCCGGCATCGACGCCGGGATCGTCCACACACTCGACCTCGACGGTCTGCTCGATCATTGCCTTGCGAAACTTGCGAGCGGAGTCGCCGAACTTCGTCACGTCGACTTCGGCGGCAGAGTTAGTGACGGAGACGGATCGTGCGCCGGTCAAGCCGGTGATCGCTACGTCTTTCCCAAGTGTGATAGCCACGCTGGCCTCCTGGTGTGCGGGGGGTGGTAGCGTCAAAACTACGGCCCACAGAGGCGCGACCGTAGGGGGTGTCGTCACGCGGCGCGACGCAAGGCGTTGCGGTATTTCTCGTTTGCCCGTGCCGCCGCCTTCTGGACGCCCGCCGCACCCTGCATGAAGGGGCGAGCCGGGTAGCGGGCGTTTTTGGTCATCGTCGTCCGCTCCCAATTCCGGGAGAATCGCGGCCGCTTGTTGGCCCACAAAATCGACCCGTAGTCGAATTGGTTTTTCTGCGGCCCGAGACTCACGCCCTTCAAGAAACGGCCGCGAGAGTCTCGGCCGACGCTCTTGCCGGCAGACCGCCGGAGGTACGCATTGCGTGCCGCCCCCACGCCGATCCGCCAGGCCGTGAGTTGCAGCGTGCCGCCGAACTCGTGCAGCCGGTTGAGCCAGGCCGCCTTGGCCGGGCCAATCACGGCCGTCGGCCCGAGCGCGCCGCGGCTCATGTACCAGTAGATGTCGCGGTAGAGGAATCGCTTGGGTGCCCACGACTTAACGGGCTTGCCTGGCGGCCGCGGCTTGCCGCTCGACAGCATCGTCAAATCTTTGTAGAGCCCGCCCACAAACTCAACGACCTCGCCCGCCTTGACCGCTCGCCGGCCTGCCTTGGTGTTCCGGGGCGGCGAATTGCCGATGCCCTTCCTGGCGGCCTGTTGCACGTCGCGACCGGCAGCCGAGAGGCTGCGGCGAGACATATCGTCCATCATCCGCCGCACCTTGGCCCGGTCGAAAAACGCCCCCTTCACCTTGGCCTGGAGGCGGAGCCGAGCTTGGAACGATTCCGAGCGGACTTGGCGGTTGCCGCCAATCTCGCCCGGCCGAATAAATGCCCGGCTCACGCGGCCAAGTGCTGCCATTAGCGATGCACCCTATAGGTTGCTGTGATCACCGCCCGCCAGACGTTTCGCTCGGTCAGGGCGTCGTCGGGGTTGAGGGCCACCTCGACCGTCATCGGGCTCGTGACGCCGGCGGGCCATTCAAGCTCGCCCCATGAATGCTCGCGGATCACGTCGGCGATCTCTTCGCACAGGTCGACCATCTCGTCGGCTGCCGCCTCGGTGGGCGTGTGCCGGCCGACGAAGACGTTCATTTGGTAGTCGTATTGCCACGAGTCGCGGCTCACCCTCACGGTCTCGATGCCGGCCGGCGTGATGGCGATCACCGGGTCGACCAGATCCTCGACCTCGTAGGTCGGCCAGTTCTTTCGCTCAACGGTGGGTTGTGCGGTGACGGCCGAGAAGGTTTCGGCGTCGAGGCTGGCGGCCAGGGCGTCGGCGATGTCTTTGAGTGTCGAGCTCACGCGGCGGCCCCTTGGAGAATCCGTTCCATGGCGGCCACGTTGTTCGCGAGCCGCTCGTCTCCCGGCCATCTTGCCGCAGCCTGCCGCGCATGCTGTAGGGCGTCTGTCCGGTTCCCGAGCTCCCACAGGGCGACCGCGAGTAGATCAAGGGCCTTCGTTGGGGCGTGCGGGTCGGTGCAATGCGTGCTCGGCCAGTCGGCCGCCGTGGCTTGCCGCGCGAAGCCCGCCACGTTTCGCCACTCGCGGCGTTGGTAGTTCACGAACGCGAGCCGCTCCCACCCGTCGGGCTCGCCGGGGGCCTCCTTGGCGGCGTTGTGGAGGTGTTGCTCGTCGCCCGTCAGCCGGTAGAGCGACCGCTCGGCGTAACTCCGCTCGGTGGCCGTGCCGCCCGGCATCGTGAGGTATTGCCGGAAGGCGTCGGCGGCCTCGGCCCGCCCGGCGTAGTCGAGCTCGCGGGCGAGATACCACTGAGCCCGCGCGTCGTGCGGGGCCTCGCGGACCGCCACCTCTAGGAGCGTCAAGTCGGTGACGTGCTTCTTGCCGGCGTCGCGGTGGTGGTGAATCTGAAGCCCCGCGGCGAACGCTTGCACCTTGTCGCCGTTCCAGCAAATAAGGCCCTCGTGGGTCGCCTGTGCCCAGCGAAAGCCCCGGCGGGCGTGGACGCGGTCGCAATGAAACGTCAGCCCCTCCGAGCCGTCAGGTGCCCACGACCAGACGTAGTGGTAGCGGAGGTTGTTGACGCCGTCCGCCCACGCCCGCTCGACGGCCTCCCGCCAGCCGGGCTGGATGCGCTCGTCAAGGTCGAGCCGGATCGCGATGTCGACGGCGGGCGGCAGGTGGTTGAGCGAAAGGTTGTGGGCGTCGTCCCAACGCCAGGGGCAGACGTAACCACGGGCCACCGTCACGCCGGCGGCCTCCAGGGCCTCGACGGTGCCGTCGGTGGAGCCGGTGTCGGTGACGACGCGAACGTCGGCGTCTCGGCACGATTCGGCCCAGGCGGCCGCGTGCTTGAGCTCGTTTTTCGCGAGAGCGTAGACGCCGATTTTCATGTGAGGACGGCCGACTCCCTGAGCCCGTCGTGATGCCAATCGACGCGGCGGTGACGCTCGGCCGCAAACTGCACGACCGCCCGTTTGACCTCGGGGTTGCAGCAATCGTCGGCGAGGATCGTCTTACAGTGGGAGACGAGCCGCAGATCGCGGAGGGCACCGTCGAAACTGTGGTCGCCGTCAACATGGGCGAAGTCTGCCGGCGGCAGGCTGCGGACGTGCTTGGTGTCGACGACGACGAGGCTCGCGTCGATCACCCACCGCTCGACCACGCTCGCCCAATGGGCGAGGCAGTCAAACGAGTCGGAGTCGGTCGCCCCGTCGAGGCACAGGTAGCGGGCCTCGGGGGCCGCGATCGCAAAGGCCACGAGCGAGTAGCCGCACCGCGTACCGATCTCGATCACCCGTTTCGGCCGCACGTCGGCGCAAACGGAGGCCTTGTGGACGTAGTGATTCTCGACGGCCTGGTTGAGCTCGAACCAGTCATGAGGCCGCCAGGCGTCGGCCAGGGCCTTGGAGACCTTAGTCCGAAACGGGGATGACATTGAGCATCTCCTCCACTTGGTCGGCTGCGATCTCTACAAGCCACGCCTCGGCGTCACGCACGCCAAAGCTCACGACGATCCGGTCGCCGATGGCGGCGAGCCCGGCCGCAAACTCGATCGCCCGCGGCTCGCGGAACGCGAACGGCTGCGACATACGCCGCAGCGTCAACGAATTGTCGAGCCAGAGGAGCCGGTGCTCGTAGGCCCTCCTGTCGCCGATGGCGGCCACCTCGTGGATCACGGCGAGGTAGCCATCGCGGAATGCGATCGCCTGGCCGCCGCCGCGAAACTCTTTGGCGATGAGCGGAGCCGGGCCGCGCTGGTGCATGAGGTAGGCCCCGGCGAGGCTTGGGTCGCTGTCGACCGTCACGACGTGCCCGCGGTGGCTGGCGGCGTAGAGCCAGCCTCCGGCGTGCTGTCCGCCGATGATCGGCATCCAGTTTTTTTCGTGCTCTTGGGTGGAGAGCGAGTCGAGCACGACCAGGCCGTCGAGGCTTGCTTGACATACGTCAAGCGTTGCCGTCGCGATGCGGCAGCGGCCGTCGTACGGGGCGGCGTTGCGGATCGTGGCCGACACGCCGATACCGTTTGCGGCATGGCGGAGGCGGCAGTCTTCGAGGCCGTCGACCGGGTAGCCGGTGGTCGGGTAGTCGGGCCGGCGGACTCCACGGCAGTCGCGGAGCGTGAGGTCGGGCGTGTAGCGGGCGAGGAGCCCATCGGTGCGGATGATGCCGCCGTCCGCCGGCGGCATCTCGTAGCGGCCCTCTACGATGCGGTAGTTCGAGGATCGCACCCAGACGAGGAGCTCGTCGCCGTGGGCGAGGATGGACGGGTTAAAGAGCGACCAGCCATCGTGGGCGGGCTCCACGTCAATCCGCACGAAGCGGCAGTCGACGAGCTCGTCGAGCGGCGGCTGATACCAAAGGCGATTAGATCGCGTTTGCATCTCGACCTCCGGCGGCAGGGGGATCGAGAGCAGGCGATCGCAGGCCCGCCGGCCGGCGTCAAATTCGCCGGCGTAGTAGGCGTGGATGGCGAGGGCCTGGAGGTGCTCGATCATGGCCGGCGATTGTGCCGGGAGCCGAGCTCAGGCTAGAGGGGGTGGGGAGGCGTCTCTCGCCGCAAGAGCGCACTTCAGGCCACGCCCATGCAAGGGAGTTGTGATTGGTAAGCAGCCCACGCCCGGCCCACGCCTCCCGTGCCAGGGAAGATGTCGTGGAACTCGTCGCCGGCCAGCATCCCGAGAACGTCAAATAGCCAGAAGCAGAACGCCTCTGGCTTCGCCCCCGACAGCCCCTTCTTCAGCGTGATGTTGCAGCTCACCCAATCGCGGGCGGTCGGCTCGTCACGGCCACGCTTCCGGCCACCGCGAACGATCACAGGCTCCCAAGCATAGGCCGGGTTCACGTTGGGCTTGAACGACGCGAAGGGCTTCACCCAGGCCATGACGCGAACGTCTTCGGGGCACATTGGCAGGATGATCCGCAACGTAGGAGACGAGAGCGACAGCGCCCAGGCGTCGTAGCCATCGAGCTTGGCTATCAGCTCGGCGTGATCAACTTCGGCACATCGAGGATCGTGCGCGTAGTGCTTTTTTGCTTGCCCGATATACGGCGGATCGGCGTATGCGACTCTCATGCCAACAGCCTACGCGCGACCGCCAGTTCTGAAATGCCCGTCGCGACGCGACATTCGCTCAAGAGCGTCGTTCAGTTCCCGCAATACCCTTCGCACTCGTCCACGAACCCTCGCAAGTGCATCTGCCCGCTCTTCTGGTCTGCCTCGCGTAGATCGACTTGATCCAGCGGCACGCAATCTCGGTGAACGTAGCGGGCGGCATCAAGCCCGGTTCCGGTGCGGCACAACGTGTCGATGTATACCGCCCGCTCCCAGCCCTTGGCGTCGGTGTCTCGCAGGTGCCGCCATTCGTCGTTCCGTTTGAATGGGCAGAAGGTGCAGGCGGATCGTGGCACAGGATGCGGCACGCGGCCCTTCAGGTAGGCGACGCAATCGGCCCGCGTCATTTCCAAGTCCCACAACGGAAACTCTACCTTCCAGCTTGCTGGCTTTTCCATGAACCGCTGCTTAACTCGGATCACCCTCTTGGGCTCGTCAAATGACAGGCCCATGTATTGCGTGACGGTCACATCCTTGGGGATTGCCCGCCCAGGCTGCCCGCCGACCCGCTCGCGGATCATCGACTCAATTGGCTTTACCTTGTAGTCCGCTGTGCATTGGCGGCGTGTCAGGCTGGTCGTGCCGTCGGGCATCTTCGTGTAGACGGGTATTTGGATGTAGTGGCCGCCGTCCGTCCGGCGGTTGCCCTTGGCATCCGCACCCGCTTCCAAGGCGTCTCCTAGCCTGCCTGCCGTGATTCGCAAAATCGGCGGCCCGCCCAGCGACTCCAGCCAAGACAGGTGCGAATAGACATCGTCCGGCTCTTCCTGGGTGTCGGCAAAGATCGCGGCGTCGATAGCCGGAACCTCGCCGTCGATTGCCATCAGATACAGGGCCGTGGACTGCACGCCAGCCCCAAGGTTCAAAAAGTGGTGCTCAGGCATCGCGCGTGGTGCTCCAAGTGGTGATTCCGCCAGCCTCCACGGTCATGTAAGAGTCCTGGCCCAGTTCGCTGCGGAGCCGCTCGGCGAGATCGTGGGCCGTGTTCCGCAGCGTGTAGGCGTCGGTCGGGAACCGTGGGTAGTTGCGGAGCCCAACGACGAAGCCTTCCTGCTCGCCGCCTTCATAGATGTAGGTGGTCTGCGTCACGGTGACGCAGCATGGAACGTCGCGACAGAAACGCCGGATCACCTGCTTGGCGTGGCCGATGTCGCCCGCCATGAACACTTCGACCACCCGCGTCGGCTCGTGCTTTGGGTCCATCCCCCAAGGCTACGCGAGGCGTCCAATCCTGAAATGCCCCCGAATGCCGTCTCTGGTGCAAGAAAACAATTCACCGGGCGAGCGAGCCATAAATTCTCAAATCAGACGCCAAAGCCACCGGAATAACGTCAACGAATTTACGGCCATCGGTGTCTTTTCTAGTCCATGTCAGGTAGCCGCCACCTCGCCAGTCTTTGGATTTGACATACACGCCCCTGACGGTTTCGCCGTTATGCCACCACCGTGCTGGAGCGCAAAAACAGAAAACCAAAACGGATACCAAGCACAATATGTGGGTTTGAACCATGTGTCCCTCTCTGATTTCTACAGCGTCGTTCGTTCCAGCAATCCCCGCAAGGCCGCCGCGTGATTCGTCTCAAACATGGCGAGGGCGTTTAGTTCGATGGACGCCACGATGATGGCTTCCCGCTCCGCGTCGGTGAGCGTAAGCGGCGTGAGCGAGCAGTAGAGCGTGGTCTTTCCCACGACATACGGACATTTCACATCGTCGCTCATGGCTCTCTCTGCGGCGTGTACGGAAACTGTCACTTTTCGACAGTTTGTGTTCAGTGCAGGATGTTGACGAGTTCGTGGGGGATCATCGCACGCACGAACTCCAGGTCGTGGGTGGCGTCGACAGACGGCGTGCCGTGTTTCAGCCGCCCGCGACAGTGCTCGTCGATCTGCTCCAGGGCGATCAGCGCATCGCGGCCAGCCAGAGCGTAGCGGTGGGCTCGCTCGTCATCCGGGTCGGAAAGGTTGAACTTTAGGATGGCGATCACGGATATACCGGCGGTGTATTTGCACGCTGCAAACCGAAGAACATTCTACCGCAGCTGTCACGCCGCGCAATGCCATCTCGGCCGGTTTCGTGGCCGCTATTCGGAAAGAATTTCGCACCAGTTTTTCGTACCAAAAACGGTACGCGGTCGGCTGATCTTGGCCGGTTGTTTGGCCGGCATCCCATTTCTGGATTATTGGCTGTCAGCCAGCCGGGCCGAAATACCGTACCGTACTCTGGTGCAAGAGCGCAACTCACTCTGGCGGATTCAAGACGAACTCGGCGATATGTCGCCCCGTCCCCTTACCTTGGCTGCCGTCCTCAGTCGCAAGCCATCGAACGTCGCCCAGGTTCCGAACGGTCGCGCCAGCTTCCAGAAGCATCAGCACCCACTTGTCGATCGGGTAGACGAGGCAGACACGCTTGCCCTTCTTGGCTTCCTCAATGGCCTTCCTGGCCCAGGCGGTCGGCCCCTTTTTCTTGCCTTCGTGGATGATGGATCCGAAGGGCGGGTTGACGTATGTCGATTCGCCCCACTCACAAGTGAGGCCGTCAAACCCGTCTGGGACGGGGAACGGGCAAGCGTCGAACGTGAAGCCGTAACGGCCATCTAGCTCGGCCAGCAGATCCGGAGGCGTGAGCCAGTAGTGCTTGCCGTCACCGCCGTTTCCGGCGTGAAACTTATTTTCCGATACTGGCACTCGCTGTGGCTTCCGTTCCATGCCCGCATCCTACGCGCGGCGTCCACTAACGAAATGCCCCTCACGACCGTCTCTAAGGTGAAGAGCGTCACTCAGACGGCAGGCAGCAACGCCTCGTAGACAGCCGCCGTGACTTCTTCCACCGCCCCGCTGGCAATGAGTTGCGGCAACATCTCGGACGGCAGGATGAACTCGCAATATTCCGACGAGATCGCTAGATAGACGCGCCCCTGGCCGTCCGTTGGAAGATCGGCCACAAGCGGAAGCGACCGCTCGGTCTTCGTCTCGGTGTTGGGATACCCGTACGCTGCGTCCAACTGGGCACAGATCGACTCGTAGACGGCGGGCGTGGAGCGGAAGTATCTCATGCGACCGTAATACCCCACTTGCGACCTAGATAGCGTTCTACGCGCTGACGTTCGGACGCCGAAAGCACCCTGTTCCAAACCAAAAACTCGCCTAAATCAGCGTTTGCAAAAGCAACCGCACTCGCCGAACCGAGCCGGATAATGTTCAGTCCGCTAATTGTATTGGCAGGTGTAGCGCTAACTGTTTGCGTGCCGTTTAAATACCCAATCACTGAAACGCCGTCAGTAAGTGTGTACGCAACAACGCTGAACCCAGAGGCCGATGTAGCAATCACGGCAGAATCACCGCCACCGCCGAAATACGCATAGTCTCTACGAAGGCCCAGTCCGCCTACAATTAGCGTATACCGCGAAATAATTGCCGGACGCCCGCCGGAACCTGACCCAGAGACTAGGTATGTGTCATCTTTTCCGGTGGTTGGTGTTCCTAGCCAAAACAGCGTAACTGCCGAACTCATCGGAATGCTGACGACCAGCTCATCGTTTCTGGTTGTTCCGTTGAACCGGCATACCGATAGGCCATTTTGCACTGCCGACACGCGAGCCGGTTGCACTGCTGCCGTTGATTGCGTGGCATTGCGACCGTTCCCGCTTTTGTCTGCGAGTTGCGAGATATTGCTGCCGTTTAGTGTGACACTAGAAGCGTCGGATGGGTCATACCACGCTAGCAGCCCAGACAGGCTACGAGGGTTAAATCCCGTTGCTCTGGGGCGTAACAGCCTGGGGCTCATCGGGCTCATAGTGCGCTCTTGTGGTGAGAGACGGAAACTAGACGACGCGCCAGACAGCCGAGGTCGAGTCGTAGACAATCAAGGCCGCGCCTCCGTTGGCGTCGAGGACGTAGTTCCCAGCCCACGGCACCGCGAACCGGGCGTTGGCATTCGGCCCGGTTGCGTGTTGAAGCGTGATCGGGGCCGTGGCCCCGACGTTGACGAGGAGCTTGGCGTCGCCGTCGATGCCGGTGATGCCCAAGTCTCGAATCACGACGCCCGTCGAGCCCGTGACCGCCAGGCGGTAAATGTCACCCGAGCCGGGGTTGTAGCCGGTGACGGTCGTGTTTGCCGCCAGGGCCGTCGGCGTGACGACGACGTTGGTGTAAGACGCGCCCGTCGGTCCCGTGACGCTCGGCCCCGTGGCGCCCGTACTGCCGGCCGTTCCGGCGCTACCCGCCGTGCCCGTCGGTCCTGTTGCTCCGACGCTGCCCGTCGGGCCGGCGATGCCGCTACCCACGAGCTCCCACGCCTGGCCGTTCCATTTGTAGGTGCGGCCGCCGGTCGTGGTTTCTTGGTTGAGCGTTGGCGACGATGGGAAGGTAAGGGGCATGATGTTCTCCAGCGTAGGTTGTGTTGTGTTTTGCCGTGAGGGGCTTATGTGAAGTAGAGGACTACCGCGCCGCTACCGCCCATAGATGTACGTCCGCCAAATGGGGAAAAAGAATCGCCACCCCCAATTCCAGGCCCCTTGTCTCCGTCTGTTTGTGCCGTGCCGCCACCGCTTCCAAACGCCGGCTCCGCGCCACCATCTTCAACTGTTTTGAGTCCAGCCAAGCTCACGGCAGCAAACAAGCCATTCACGTCAGTTGCAGGCATTCGCAAAACCGAAAGGGTCCACGTTCCGTTTCCTCCAACAGCGCCGCCGTTTCTGCGTTGCCAAGGAAAACTTCCGTATTCGCCGCTTGAACCAGACCCGCCGTTTGCGCCTCCGTCTCCTCCGCTAAACGATCCGCCAGCAAACGTTGCATAACCATTGCCGCCGTTTCCGGTAATCGTTGTTCCGCGAAAAGTCAGGGATGTCGAACCGGCTGATACATTTTGCCCATACGCCCCCGCACCCACGGTAAATGTTGGCGCCTCGTCAGATTCAAGAATCGACCACGACTTGTAAGCGCATCCACCCGCGCCGGACGATCCTCCACCAATCGCCCATGCCTTCATCGTCGTAGCGCCGGAAGGCAATCCGTACGTTCCGCTTGCAGTTAGAACAACCGCAAACGGCTCAAAAGGGTCGGTGGATTTTCTTCGCCAGTAATGGCCCGCCTTGCCGCGCGTCATGTCGACAGGTCTCCAACAAGGAGCCATGTGTTGCCGACGTACTGAATGAGCGTGGCCGTTGAATACTGTGCGCGCAATTTCTGGCCTGGCGTCGCGTTAATCGTGACGCCCGTCGCGCCGGTCACGGTCAACGCACCGGCGCCGAGCCTTGCGATGTCAACGTGAACGCCAGTTGCAAGCGCGACGGATGCGTTGGCTGGCACCGTGAGAGAAACGCCGGTAGATGTGTTGATGGTCACGAGCTTCCCGGCGTCCGCAAGGGCGAGCGTGTAGGCCGCAGTTTGGGCGTTGATAGTCTGCGATTCGCCAAACGATCCGGCGACGCCAGTCGGGCCGGTGACGGCCGGGCCGGTAGTGCCCGTCGGGCCTGTGTTTCCAGTTGGGCCTGTTACCGTTGATTGCGGGCCGGTCGATCCAGTCGGTCCAGCAACCGTCGAAACTGGCCCGGTAGTTCCAGTCGGGCCGCGCTCACCTTGGACGCCGATCTCGATCCAGTTGGAGTCGTAGCGGACAAAGTATCTCCCTGTCGTGTCATCGAGCCACACCGAACCGGCGAGAGAGAGCGACGGAGCCGTCGGGCCGGTTGCGGCAAACGGAAAATCTCCAGTCGGGCCGGTGACGGTCGATTGCGGCCCGGTGCTTCCAGTCGGGCCAGTGCTTCCGACTGGTCCGGTTACGGTCGACGAGGCACCAGTCGACCCTGTTGCGCCCGTGGCCCCAGTGCTTCCGGTTGGGCCGGTGACGACTGACGCCGCGCCGGTCTGGCCCGTCGGGCCAGTGACGGTGGATGGCGCCCCAGTTGCGCCTGTCGGCCCGGTGACCGTCGATGTTGCACCAGTGCTACCGACTGCCCCGGTCGGCCCTGTGACAGATGACGCCGCCCCAGTCGGCCCGGTGACTGTAGACGCTGCCCCAGTAGGGCCTGTGTTTCCAGTCGGCCCTGTGATGACCGACGCCGGCCCTGTTGATCCCGTCGGGCCGGATGGCCCCGTCGGTCCGTTGCTCAGATCAACCGGCCCGCTCGGCCACCCGCCCACGGCCTTGGGGCCGTAGAGCAGTTTGTTCGCGGTGTCGATGAACAGGTCGCCGATGTTGCCGAGCGCACCCGTCGGCGCACCGCTTCCGGCGAGCACAGGAGAGCCACCCGTCGGGAGACTAAAGAACGGCATCGTCTAGCCTCACGGGTAATGCTTGCCGCCGACCTCGACCCAGAGGGCGGCGTATCGAACGAAGTATTTTCCGGTGGCCGTGTCGAGCCACGTCGCGCCAGCCGCAGCAACCGCGGGGGCGATGTCCGATTGATAGATCTCGCCAGCGCCAGCCGGGCCTGTCGGTCCCGTGATGCTCTGGCCGGCGGCGCCCGTGGCTCCGGCGCTGCCTGCCACGCCCGCGGCGCCCGTCGGTCCCGTGGCACCGATCCCGCCAAGGCTCGATATGAGGGCGCGTTTTGTCACGCCACCCTGGACGATCGGCACGAGGTCGGCACCCGTGACGCCGGTCGCGAGCGTGAGTTGGGAAATCTTTTTGGTAGCCATCAGATAACCAGCAACTCGCCGGCCTCGGTTGTGAGTTGTTCGTTGTTCTCTGTTGCGAGATAGATCACGCCTTGGTCGGTGGCGATCGTGTGGACGCGGACAATCGACCGGAAGGCGTCGCCGTAGTGCCACTCGGGCACGCCACGGGGGCTCGTCACCTCGTACGTCACGAGGTCGCCGTTTTGTCCCTCGACGATCTCATCGCCACGCTCGGGCAGCCCGAAGGGCAGGTCCGCCGTGGAGATCAGGTAATCGCGGGACTCCCACTGCTCAATCACGCCGCTCTGGTTGGCCGCCTCAAAATTCGAACGGCCAATCGTCGCGACGATCTCGGCCGACTCGTTGCCGCGTGTGTAGGTGACCGTGGAGCCGGCGGCAGCCTTTAACTGCCCCGTCAGCCACGATGCACCCTGCGCCAACAAGTCGGCCATTCATCCTCCAAGTCCACAACGCCCCGGCGGCGCGCCTACCGCGAGGCGGCGCACCTGCCGGGGGTTGCGGTGTGGACTAGCGGTTGATCACCACCTGGACCGACGTGTCGCCGACGAGTCGCGCCTTGGCGAGCTTGCCAGCCGCGGTGCCGGTCGTGGCATGAGCCACGCCAGAGACCGCATACCACGAAATCGCCGAGCCCTGAGCGCCAGTCGCGCCGGTGGCGCAGGGCATTTCCCAGACGCCGTCGATCGCGAGCGAGCCGACAGCGTTGGCGGCGATAGCGCGTGGAGCAACGCCGACGAGCGAACCGATCACGACCACGTCGCCAGCCGCCACGGCCGAGCCGGGCGTGTAGTCGAGGAGGTCACCGTCCTGAACATAAGAAGCCATCGAATCACCTCGTGTTGAAAAAAGGGTTTTGAGTCAGGCCGCCGGGCGGAGATTGGCCTCCGCCCGGCGACTCCGGTTGATCTTGTGGACTACACGTCCATCTTCACGCCGCCGAGGTACTCGGCCTGGCCGACGCCCACGTCCCAGAAGCCGCGCATCTGGACGCCGAGCGTATTGAAATCCGCGTCGGCCGTCTCGACGATCGGGCTCTGCTGACCGTTGAGGAAAGCCACTTCCATCGTCGCCAAGTCTGCGGGCGAGGCGAGGAGGTAGTAATCCGACGCATCGGTCAGGTAGGAGCTCGACACCACTTGGTAGCGGCCCGCGAACACGTTCGTCGAGGGCTGGCCGCCAGTGGCACCGCTCGAAATCTGCACCGAGTTCATCAGCTCGGCGGCAGTCACTTCGAGATCGACTGGCACGAGCAACACGCGCGGCTGGACCGCCACGGGGTTGCCGTCCGCATCCTTGAGCTTACGGAACAGCGTGTTGGCTTCCTTCAGACCGGCAAGGCCGAGGGCCGTTGCCGAGGTCTTCTTGTTGCCGCGGGCCGTCGTGAAGAACGCAGAGTCGTTCTTGAAGGCGTCCCAAAAGAGATCATTGAGAGCCAGGGCACCGCCACGGCCGATCCTCTGGGGAACGGCAGTCAGGGCACCGAGGTCGTCGTTGATCAAGTCCGCACGGGTGACCGAGGTCATGATCCCGTAGGTGTCGGCGCTGATCGTCCGGCTTTCCTCAGAGGCTGCGGCGTTCTTGAGCTCGCCGCCGTTCGCCACCTTCTGGAACTTGAACGACCCGTTGAGCCGGTAGCTCGTGTAGGTCTTCAGGTCCGAGACGGAGCGGGTCGACGCGATCTGCCGCCACGAATCCTCGACGCTGGTGAAACCGGCGAGGAGGAACTTGTTCACGGTCGCCGACAGGATTCCGGAGATCGCGTGCGTGGCCCAAGCGGCAGCCAGGATCGGCCGCAGCGTGGCAGCGGTCAGGCGGCGGGGGCCGTCGTAACCGTTGGCCTCGGCAGCCGCCACGAGCACCTCACCGAGGCTGGTCGTGCGGCTGACCTTGTGAGCGGCTTCGAGCGTCTGAGCGTCGAAGTGCTTTTCGATCTGCGGCAGACCGCCCTGGAGGGCGAGGCTGGCCTTGATGACTTCCGCCGATGGGGCGGAGTTTGCCACGACGTGGACCGCCGGGGCGGCGGGCCGCTCGTCGCGCGTGGCGTTGAGCTTCTGCATGTCTTCGACCTTCTTGGTGAGGGTTTCGATCTGGGCCTTGAGCTCGTCGCTCACGCCCTGGACAGGGGCTTCCACGGCGACGACCGCCGGGGCTTCCACCGCGGCAGCCACGACGGGCTCCTCGATGGGCGTTTCGCTGGCGTTGTCCGCCATGGTGAACTCCTCGGCCGATTCGGCCGCTATTGAGACTGCCGTACTTCGATCCGCCCCGAGCGTCACGAATGACGTTTCGCGGAGGGTCGACGCACGAACGATGCGAACAGGCCCAACGTGAGCCTGCCCGTTTGCGGTGGTTGACTGGTCTTCCGAAAACCGGAGATGCCGACCCACGTCGGCCCCTACGCTCGCCTGCCACTGGTAGCCACCAGCGGCGAGGGCCAGCACTTTGCGGGCGGTCTCACTGTCGGCGAGGATCTCGCCTTCGACGATGAGCTCGTTTCCCTGCACAGTGGGCACGCCTTGCCCAAGGATGCTGTCGAGCCCGTAGTCGTGGCCCATGACGATCGGCACCGTCGCCGGGAGCGTCATCCCAGCGAGGTCGATCACGACGGGCTCGCGGCTCCAGCCCTGGCGGATGGGCGCGCCGGTGTAGGCGACGATCCTGAATTTCTTCGGCCCGGCCGCGGCTTCGCCGTCGGCGGCCTGGAGAAACGTCACGTTCGATGCGAGTTTGAGATTGTCGCTCATAGCCACTCCACGAGGTCGGTGATGTCGTCGAAGCCTTCAAAGTCTTCGTCGATCATTCGTTGGGATCTCCTTCGCCGCCGTAGTTCACTTCCGGCGTCGGGTCGATGAAGAGGTTTAATTCCTTCATGAGCGCGATCTCGGCGGCGCGCTGCCGCAACTCCACGTCCCACCGCTTGCCCTGCCGGGAGTATTCAGCGGCGAGTGTGGTCGTGTGCGTGCGGAGGCGGGTCTCGGCGGCGTTGGCTTCCTTCGACGGGTCGACGTGCTCTTTGCCGTCCCAGACCCAGCCCCAATTCCACTCAGAGAAGGGCGGCAGGCCGTCGGGCAGCACGCCGGCGAGGCTGGCCTCGTTGACCCACGCGGCGAGCACGCGGTCGAGCATCGTGCGTTCGAGTTGGTCACGCTCGACGCGCTGGTTCATCGCATGAACTTGATGGTCCATGCGGCCCGAGGCGTAGTTGTAAGACGAGGAGTCGAGGGCGGCGACGTTGTAGGGCAGTTGCAGGCACCTTGCGATTTCGTTGAGGATCGCCCGCACGAACGCCGGGTATTGCGTCGTCGGTTGCTCGGCCTTGAGTTGGGAGATGTCCCAGCCCTCGGGCAGCGTCGTCAGCGTCCTCTTGCTGATCTCAAGGGCCGCAAAGGCGTCGACCTCGTCGACCTCGGCCGCCGGGCTGTTTGAGTGGATGAACGCCGCGAGGTCGGCCGCCGTCTCTGCCGCGGCGATCACCGCCTCGGTGTAGCGGCGGAGTTGACCGAAGAGCTTCAGCGCCGGAGCCACCTCGGGTACGCCGCGATTTTGGCCCGGCCGCGATGGCTTGAACCAATGCACCATCTGGCCCGCCGGCACCCGCTGAAACTGGAGGTTGTTGATGCGGAAGTTGCTGCCGGGATGGAAATTCAAGACTTGGTAGGCAATGACGTTGCCCACCTCGTCAAACTCCAAGCCGTCGACCGTGTTGCCCTCGGGCGTGATCGTCTGCCGCATCAACTCCGTCGGCGTGGCAACCATCTCGGCCTCAATCAACCGGAGGTCGAGTTGCACGCCCGCGAGACGCGGGTTGTTGACCATCAGGGCGAATGCTTCGCCGTCCACGACGAGAGCCTCGCGCATCGTGCGAAGTTTGGCCGGCAGATCGACAAGCCAGCCCCAGTCGAAGAACAGCCGCTCCACCTGGCGGGCGGCATCGTCGTCGCCAATGTCGAGTTGCAGCCGGGGGCCGGTGCCGATGAGATCGTTGGCGAGCGTGCCCGAGATGCCGGCGAGGTACGAGTTGTTTGCCCGCTCGTAGCGTGCCCGGTTGCGTAACGTGCGGCGGACGCTCGGCGAGAGGGCCGCGTCGGCCGCGAATGCGTCGGCGTTTGCCCAATGTCGATAATCGTCGCCCTTCTCGGCGGCGTCGTACTTTGCGCGCACGACCGGAACCGCCGCGGGGCGGGGCGTCTGCCGGCTTCGGAAAAGGTCGCGGAATGCCACCTAGATCGTTCCCGGCGGGATGATGCGATTAAACCGGAGGCCGCGGTGCTTGTTGGTGCCGGCCGCCGCAGCCTTCGCCGCGAGGTACTTGTCGGCCTCGATGATGTCGACGAGGTCGTGAGCCTCGACCTCGCCGGCGTCGGTGCGGACGCGCTTCGGGCCGACGGCCGCCTCGGCGAGCTTGTTGGAGACTTCGTCGCTCATTACGGGCGACGTTAGGGCAAAAGCCCCTTGAGACCGTAGGGGGTGTCGCCGCTTATGCGGCCACCCAGTCGCTACCGTCGCGCCGGTAACGCCGCACGTCGGCGAACGCCAGCCGGAGCGCGATCATCTCGGTCGACTCAGAGAACACGGCGAGCGTCCGCCCGCGGTCGACAATGCCGGCAGCCACGAGGGCCGCCGATAGCGCCGATGCTATTCCCCGACCGCGGTGCCGCTCGTCGGTGAACATCTCTAGCGTCTGCGATCCCTGCCAGATGTGCGATGCGGCCCAGCCCACGAGGGCGCCGTCGGCGTGCCAGAGGGCGACCGGTGCGCAACTCGACGCCTCCCCGTTCATCACGGCGATTATCTCGCGTTGAAAGTCTGAGCCCTGCCGGCAGAGGCGGCGCGCAATGGCGACACAGTCCGAGGGGTCGAGCCCATCCACGGTTGCGATTGTGATTTGGTTCACGTCTTGAGCCTCGTAACCGTGATAACACGTTTCCCGTCTGGGCCGGCGGGGATGGAGACCTTTCGCCGCTGGCGGCCGCCGGCCTCAGTGGCGATCGGATGAACGCCGGCGATGCTCGCGGCGACGGCCGAGCCGACCAGGCAGTCGAGCCAGTGGTTGTCGCGACCCGCCATTTTCCATTCGTCCACGACCCGGCCGCGGGCCTCGGTGCGGACAGGGTATTCGCTCGTCAAGTGCTCGAAGAGGAGGTCGTGCTCACCGGCGTGAAACGCAATCGACTCAGGGTCGCCCATTGCCAGCCGCAGCCGCGCCGCCACGAACGTCTTGTAGAAATTCGTGTCGTAGAGAACCGACCGTTGGCCCTCGCTGATCTGGCCGACCTTCCAGTTGAGGCCGATCCGGTCGCCGCGGCCCTTCTTCTCGCCGATGGGTTGCGAGCTCGCCCCGATGCCCTTGCCGTGGCTCGGGAGGATGGCACCGGCAAACGGTGTGCGGCGGCAAAAGGTGCGGACGGTCCCGGTGCTCTGGCCCCAGTTGGCGTCGATCAAGAGTTGGGAGATCCGCATCGCCGCCCCGTCCTCGCGCGTCCAGTCGCGGCCGAGGAGCAGTTTTGCCACCTGCTCCAAGCCGGCACTCAGCGCCGCCTCGAACCCGGCACCCTTGACCGCCTGGGCGAGCGTCCGCTTGGCGTGCTTGGCCTCAAAGAAGGTGGACGCCTGGTCGGGGTAGCACCCGTATGCCACGACGTGCCCGCCGAAACTCTGGTTCCACGAAGCCACCAGCCAGAAGAGGAGTTTCTCTTGCACGTCGACGAACGCCGTAAGCGTCTGGTGGTCGAGTGGGATTTTCCCACGCTCCAAGGTCGTGGCCCGTAGGGCGAGCGACCGCTTGTCGAGTTTGTCCGACGCGATGTCGTCTGCGATCGGCTGGTTTTGATACTCCGCCAAAAACGCCGACTCGCCGCGGTCGATGCGGAGATTCCATGCGTGTTGGATCGCGGAGAGCTCGTCTTCGTTGCGACGCTCGGGCCACGCCACGCGCGACCCGGCGTCCATGGCGGCTTGATTCGCCCGGTAGTGCTCATGGGCTGCCGCGGTGCCCGTGCCGTTGCGCTGGCCCTCGCGGCGGAGCTCGGCGTATTGGCTCCAAAGATCCTCGGCCGTCGGCCAGTCGTAGACGAGCCGCGTACGCTCGCCCTGCCACGCCGGATGCTTGGCCCGGTCGAGCAGGCGGTCGGCCAGGTCGTCGGGGCGTATGACGGTGATCGTGGCGAGGCCGCTGATCTTCGCGCCCGGCCCGGCGAGGCCGAGGATTGCACCGGAGAGGATTCGCTCGCGGGTTGCGCACTGCGACGGCGAGCCGGCCGACTCGTCGGTCTGCGGGTCGTCGATCAAGACGAGCGACGGACGCACCGTCTTGCCGTCCGCCCGAATGTGCTGGGCTCCTCGGATGCGGCCGGTGATCCCGGCCACCCGCACGGCGGCGCCGGCCGACGGGGCGCCGGGGATCCAGGCCAAGGTGATCTGGTCGGCGGTCCATTCGAGTTGTGTTGGCTGCCCGTTGTAGGTCTGCCCCTTGGCTCGTTGGCTGATTCGCTCCAAGGCGCGGATCGGGTAGCACGCGGCCGGGAAGTCTTCGAGGAGGAGGTCGTTCGTTTCGAGATGCACCTTGATCACGTCGAGCATCTGGCAGGCGATCGCCTGGTCGGCACCGACGAGCATCACGAACGGCCGATGGCCGCAGAGCACCGACCAGAGGCAGGCCCAGATACAGAGCGTCGACTTGCCGGAGCCGCGCGGCATCGCGAACGCAAAGAGCTCGCCACGCAAGACGGACGCCTCGATCTTGGAAATCGCCGTCAGGTGGTCGGGCGACCATGCGAGCGGAAACGATTCCTGCCCGTACGTCTCGCAGAATTGCCGGAAGTTTCTGAGGCAGGCGTCGCGGCGTTTCGGGTCGACCACGCCGGGAAGCTCGCCGATGTCGCGGGCCGTCGTCGTGATCGACCGCGAACGCTTGCCGGCGTCCGCCTTCTGGCGGTCGTAGCGGTCGCGAGCCTGGTTTTCGCGGAGCGTCCGGTCGGAAGTGCGTGCCATGCGGAAAAACGCCGTGATTCGTAACGCTGCGAGCGGAAAGGGCTTGTTTTCTAGGGAAACTCAACCGCCAGCCGGCCGCCCGTGGTCAAAAACAGTGTGAAAACAAGGTGGCTCGCCGGTGAGGCTTCCCTCGATTCCGGCCGGGAGAACCTACCCCCCTTTCGGATAGGTGTAGCATTTTGCAACACCTCAAAAAAACGCTGTTTTTCCCGTGTTTTTCGCATGTTTTCGGTATTTTTATGCGTTTTTCTCGGGAAATACGCATGTTTTTCGTTGCGTTCATATTTGCCTAGTTTTATAGGCTTTTTGCGTTCTGTAGTGCATAAAAGCCCATAAACACAGGCGTTTCGTGCGCTTCGTTGCGTGCGTTGTTGTTGCGTTTGCGTTTTGGCCTATTTTCTTAGGATCATTCGCTCTCGACGTGCGTTTCGCCCTTGTTTTCTAGGCGTTTTCGTGCGCCTTCGTCAATGAACCTGCCAAGGTCGCTCGTACGCACGATCACGACGCTTTCGCGCCTGTTGCACTTGGTCCACACCATCGGCACCTTGCCTTCTGGTGCGTCGCTACACGCCTGCTCGATGGCTGCCCATAGCGACAGCCTTTCGGTGCGTTTGGCCTCGACGTGGACGTTCACGCCTTCGAGCACCACGTCTGGCGAGTCTGGACCGCCTTGGTACTGCACGCCCCTACGAGCCTCGCAGCCGAAGACAACGCCGAGCTCGGCCGCTGCCTCCCTTTCGCCTCGTTTGCCCTTCTGGCGGCTCATACGGCCCATTACGCGACCTCTGCGGCTTTGAGTTTGGCGAGCTCACGGCGGCGCGTCGCCTCAAACCGTGCGGCGTCGTCGCCTTGGAAGCCCGCGGCGGGCGGTTTGTCCTCTTGGAAACGTGTCGCCTTGGTGGGCTTGGGGTTGTCGTAGAGTCCGCCGATCACGCGATCCACGAACCCCTCATGGCACAACTGCTGCAACGTGACGGGCGTCGCAAAATACCGCAGCCTGGGCAATCGCCCGATGGCCTCGCGTGCCCGATCCACCCATCCGGCCTCGGCAAGCCTCTCCTCGGCCCCCTTGGGGGGTTTTGGCGACCTCCAACGCTGATCGTTGCCGGGGGGGTGCTTTTCGTTCCACGCCGCCACGAGTGCCTCCCAGCCGTCCGCCGTGCCGGCTGCCGGCTTCGGTTGCGAAGCATCTCTCGCGGAGGAGGAGGACTCTGTCCTGTCCTCTCCTGTGGTAACGCTTGTGTAACGGTCAACCGTTACATCACCGTTACGCCACCGTTTCACCCGGTCATTCCCGCATTGCCGGGCCTTGGCGGCCATGGAAAACCGCCTTCCCCAGCCGGGAATGACAGCGGTGCCAGCGTCGGCGTCGAAGGCCACCCAGCCCACGGCCTCAACGTGACGCCAGAAGGCGGCATCGCCCCCGCAGATCCTCGCCAGACGCTCTGGCGTGGCCCGTACGGTCCCGTCGGCGGAGTTAAGGCTTACCCATCCCCAGAGTTGAAGGAGGCGGTACACGACCACCTCCACGCCCTGGCCGGATAAGTCCACGAGCTCTTGAACCTCGGGTTTCGTGCCGAGTGCGATGTCGACTGGTAGCCATTCACCTGCCACGGGTTGGCCCTCCTTGCTCTGACTTTGGGACCGCCCATAACCTCGCGCCCGCAGTCCCGTGCCCCTTATGCCGGGCCGCGAACCCGACCGCCTCGATCAGCCTCCGCCTTTTCAGCACCGCGAACACTGGCCCAAAAGCCCTCGCGTCGTGTGGGACTAGGCCCATGGCTTGGCAAGCGTCAACAAGCTCCTCGCCAGACATAGGCCGGCACGCCTTGACCAAAATCGTCAAGATGGCGTCACGGGCCGCGGAGGCATCAAAGCCTGTCGTACGCTCGGCCTTGTCCAAGCAGGCCGTAGCGGCTGCTTGCCCCGAGGTGCGGGCCGCCGCGAACAGCGGCAGTGCATCCAGCGTTTCTGAGTAATAGTCGCTCATAGGAATCCTTTCCATGTTTTGGCCGCGTCTCGTGCGGCAGCCGGCGGCCTCACCCGTTGTGGAGGTAACGGGCGGCCGCTGCGGTGGTCTGTGCGTTACTCCCGCGGAGCGACCCATGCGGCCGGTGAAGGCGGCCGGCTGTGCCCAGGGTGGGGCGGCTGTGTCACCATTCGCCTCCATAGCGGTTCCGCATCCGGTCGATGTATTCGTCTTCGCGGCCCGCCTTGAACGCTGCCGCCGCTGCCCGGCTGCCGGGCTTGATCCAGTGGCCGCCGATCGGCGTCTCGACCTCTTCGGCCGGGTAGTTCGACGTGATGCGTGTGCCGTTGGCGTAAACGCGAACGCGGACGATGCGGTCGCCGACGGTCTCGCTCGTGTCGCTCACGAGATCCGCCGCCGGGCTTTGCGCGGGATCGTCGAGCACCTGGGCGAGATCGGTCTCGAACGTCGCCCGCTCTTGGGCTTCCGCCTCCAACCGGATGCGGTAGTCCTCCTCTGTCTCGAAGTCTCTGCGGTATCTGGCTGCCATGCCGTCCTCCTCGTTAGACCAACGCCGGCGTCCGCGGCGTCTTCGTTCGCAACTGGCCCCAATCGCAATAGGCGGCCTCGAAAAGTGCAGGCGAGCGGTGCCCGAGGTGGAGCCGCCCCGCTCCCGCCTGCGCCATCTCGCAATGTGTGGCCCCCGAGCGGCGCAACCACTTCGACGAGCCGCCGAGGCCCTGGCCGTCGAGCAGTTCACGCATCCACCGCATCGCCATACGCCGACCGCACGCCCACCCGAGGATCCGGCCGTCGGGAGATGTCGCGAGCATGGCGTCGATGGCCGTGAGGCAGGCCGGCGTGAGAGGTCGCGTGAGCGGATCGCCGGTCTTCGATTGCGTCCATGCGAGCGTGTCGCCGGAGACGTTGTCGCGCGTGAATGCCATCACGTCGCCGAACCGGGCGCCGCACTCGTAGGCGAGCAGCACCCAGCACCGGAGAAACTGGCCGAGGTCGGCACCCGACCGCAGCCGGCGGCCGTCGTGCTTCTTCGTGGCCTCGACGAGCGACTTGAGTTGGGCGATCGTCCACGCCTGAGTAGGCCGCTTTCTCGCCTTGACCCGCATCACGCCACGCGGGGCCTGGTCGATCATGCCCGTCTGGAATGCCCAGCAATACAGCGTAAGCAGGATCGTGCGTTCCGACCGAACGGTCGTCGACTGCTTCTCGGCGGCGATGCCGCGGAGGTAGGCGTTGACTCGCTCGACGCTCACCTCGCCGCACCTAGCCGCTATGCGGTTCACGTTCTCGGCGTAGTGCCGCGAGACGATCCTCTCGGCGAGGTACGCCTTGGCGATGCGAGCAAACGTCATGATCGCTGGTTTCTTCACGCCACCGCCTCCACCGTCATCGCCCGCGCGTGCTTGTACGTCACGCGCCGGCCGTCGTAGATCGCCAAATACAGATGCGTCCGCCCCATCACCGGCATGAGGAGCCGCGTTGGGAACCGCTTGCCTGTCCGCTTGTAGGTCGTGCCGTCGAGCGGCCCGCCCGTGAACGTCGCCTCAAAAGGGAATGTCATCGGTGACGTTCTCCTTGAATGCGGCGAGAGACTTGGCAGCCTCGCCGCGTGGTTTCTTGGCGGCGGGCTCCGGCGGCTGTACCGCACCCTTAAACCCGCCGACGTTGACGAACGTCCCGCGGTCGGTCGCCCGGTGGTAGATGCGTGCGATCACAGTCTTGCCCTCCAAGTCGCCGGCCTCGATCGCCGCCACGAGGCCGCCCTTAGGGATCTCCAGGGCGACGCGGAGCTCGTGGGCAATCCGCTTGGCCCAGTCGGCAGATTTCGGCAGCCGACAAAAAACCCACCCATACCGACGCTCGGCGTGAGCGAGACGGATTTCGAGTTTGTCATCGTGGTCGAGCACCTTCTTGATTTCCAGCGCGTGTTCACCCTCGGGCACCTGCTCGCGCTCGCCTGGCGGCAAAGCGGCTTCGGTTGCCTGGGGCGGAAAATCCACGTCGTCGAACCAGTCGCTCATGTGCTCACCTCCGGCGTGTGCGTGCGTCCCACCCTGACGATCGCGTCCGCTCCGTCGCGGGCGATCTCCTCGATCTCGTTAAGGGCCTTTTTCTCCGAGACGTGCCCCGTGCGGACGCGGCCGATAAGGGCCTCGATCTCGTCGATACGGCGCACCATATCGGCCCTTTGCTCGGCAGCCTTGCGCCGCTTCGCGGCCCACGGCGTTTCGCTATGCCACGGCATCGCTAGTCTCCTTCTCCCACGGGGCACCGGTCGGCGGGTCGATCTCGGCGTGTCGAGCGTTGGCGAGATCGGTGAGCGTCGACCATTCGTCGCCGCTGACCTTGCCCTCGGAGAGCAGCGTGTCGAGCCGCGTCACCACTGCGCCGAGTTTCTTGACCGTCGTGGCGGCCGCGATCGTGTCGCGGACGGTGTCGACCAGCGACTTGCCTTGCGGCTTCGGTGCCGCCGGGGCCGGCGTGCCGGCAAACAGCGGCGCGAGACTGTCGATCGACATCGGGAGCTCGGCCGCCAGGCCGTAGCGGTTTTTGGCGTCCCACGCCGCCGACCGCTCGGCGTAGACGAGGCGCTCCTTACCGCCGCGGGCCTTCATGCGGCCGTCGGCACCCTCGACGACTTTGAGGCGGTAGTTGCAGAAGAGCAGGGCGTCGGCCCACTCGCGAAGGAGCGGCCCGGTCTGCTTCGTGAGCTTGAGCTCGTAGCGGTCGTAGCCCTCCTCTTGATCGGGCGGACTAGTCCGCTTCACCTGCGAATGGGCGACGAACACCACATGGAGGCCGGTGCGGACCAGGGCGTCGGCAGCCGCTAGGAGTTTGGTGAACGATTCGGCGAGCATGGTGTAGCCCTTGCCGAAACCGAAATCCTCAATCGACCGCTTGCCGCTCTTGCGGAGCAGGTGGTCGATGAGATGCCTCTCGGCCCAATCGGCCGAGTCGATCACCACCGTCTCGAATCCTTGGCGGTCGCGGCCCAGTTCGAGCATCGCCCCCTCTAGCGTCACCCAGTCGTGGCACGACACGCGAGCCACGTCGAGGTGGTGCGTCCCCTCCTCAGTGTCGAGGATCAGCGGTTTCGGAAACTGTGCCCCGAGCGTCGACTTGCCGATCCCCTCGGTTCCGTAGATGGCGACGCGCGACGCGGTAGCCTGCTTGCCTCTCGTGATGTTCAGACTCATTGCCTCTCTCCTTTGCCTTTGGAAAATTCCTCAAAACAGAGCTCCTGCCAGAGCTCGGAGCGGTAGATGTCGGTGTCATCTGGGGCCTTGATTCCGATCCGCACGCGATCGCCGTCGATTTGACGTACGACGATCTCGATACGGTGCTCGGGCACCACGATCGACTCACCCTCTTTCCGGCTCAGCACCAGCATCCAACCTCCAAAACCGGGCCAGCGGCGATCCGTCGCCACCGCCCAAACGTCATCCTTGAACGTCCGGCGATCCGTCGCCGGCTCCTTTGGAATCACCTTCAATGAACAGGGCGTCGCCGCGTTCCACGCGGCGTGCCATCTCGTCGACCTTGGCCTTGCTGCCTGGCGGTGCCGCCGTGGGCGGTGCCGCAGCCATCTCGGCCTCCAACTCGTTGCGGATGAGCGTGAGCTCGTCGATCGAGAGCGTGAGCGCCTCGTGGAGCAACGTCCGATCCCCGGCAGCCGCACGGGCGGCGTAGGTGTCGCCCTGGAGCGATTGCCCACCCGCCCGAGTCGGGCTGCCGTAGAGCCTTACGATCGCGCACAGGTGGGCATGGACTCGGGCAGTTCGTCGAAGCCAGCCCGCCAGCCGTTGGCACAACCCAAAACGGATGCGGGTACGACGGTGGGAGTCCACCGGCCCGCCTTGGTTACGCAACGCTGCTCGCGCTCCTCCTCCGACCAGCCGCGCCGGATCTCGGCGCACGCCTGCAATATTTCTTCCTGCGAGGGGTCGGGGCTCCGCGGAACGCAGTAGACGGTGTGTAGCCGGCGCGATACTTCTGAGATGCTCATCCCCGTCGCGCTCGCGATCGACTCGTATTTCACTCCCGCCCTCCGCCACCCGCGGAGTTGTGCATCCGATACCGTCGCCCGAAATATGTGGGACATGAGAGCCTCCTTGCTTTGCGGCGGTGCCCGTCGCTCCTCGATTCGCGGCCATGGCAATCCGTCGCCTGGTGTTGCGTCGCCGCGGCTGCTCCATGCAAACCGCGACGGTGACGATGAACGTCACGAGGCAAAGGATTGCAGAAATCAAATAACCAGTCAACGCCAGATATTTGATTTACGAAACGCCCGATTTATCGGGCTTTTTTGGGGATGAGGTCGGCCGCTTCACAGCCCACCTTGCCAGCGATCTCGACCACCTTGTCGAGAGGCGGCGACGCCTGGCCGACCATCCACCGCCAGAGGGTGGAGGCGTTGATGCCCGTCCGTTCCGAGAGCGTATTCCGAGACCAGCCCTTGCTGTCGAGCCTGGCCTTGAGCCGCTCGCCAAACTGCGACAACTCGTAGACGGCCGGGCGGCCTCCTGGGTGTCTCTGTCGTCCGGCGGTCGCCATATCCTCGCCCTCCATGGGAATCACTTGCCCACGGCCTGCGAGGAACCATACGGTTCCACACCGGCCGAATACACCCGGAAGGGCTCGAACCTTCAACCTTCGGTTCCGTAGACCGATGCTCTACACGAACCGAAGGCGGGCCGGTTTTGAGGATTACAGGGGCGGACTTGAAACCCGCCGGGGGCAAAGGATGCTCTCGCGGTAGTACGTCGGCAGTGGGGTAGGCGGCCCCGCTGTCGGCCCCACCTCGACACACACCATGTTTCGCGCCTCCGGGCCGACCACGCTCGGCGAGTACGTTCGCGACTACGGCCTCTTCCATGACTGCCGGCCGGAGACGCTGCGCCAATACGCCATCTCTGTCGGCCTGTTTGAACGGTGGGCCGGCGGGCCTGTTGCGTTGACGGACCTCGACGCGGCCAGCGTGTCGGAATGGATCCGCGACTATGCCGCGAGTGGCGTCGCGCCCAATACCGTGCGGTCAAAACGGAATCACGTCTGCATTATGTGGAGGTCGGCGGCGGACGACGGCCGCTGTGAACTACCAACGCGCCGCGTGCGGCCAGTCCGCGTGCCGTGGAAACCTCCGGTCGCCTGGACGCGAGAGGAGGTCGACCAACTCCTCGTCGCCTGCCAGCGGCTTCAACGGTGGCACCCGTGCGGCATCCGCCGATCCGCCTGGTGGGATCTGGCGATCCGCGTGGCGTGGGACGCGGGCCTCCGCTGGGAGGATCAAGTCCGCCGGCTGCGACTAGAACAGGTGCGGCCCGATGGGACGGTCGCATTCGGCCAGTCGAAGACGGGTAGCGTGGTGGTTCCGAAGTTATCGCCCGAGACGCTCACGGCCCTGGCCGCGTCGCTCGTCGGCCATCCTCGCGACCTCGTCACGCCATGGACCGCGAGCCATGAGACGTTTACCGCCCAGTTCAAACGGCTCGTGCGCCTCGCCGGGATCCGCTCAGGAACGTGGAAATGGCTGCGTCGCTCTTCCGCGACCGACTGCGAGATTCAACAGGAGGGCTCGGCCACCGAGCAACTCGGCCACCGGCCGGGATCGCAAATCGCTCGCCTCTCTTACATCGACCCGGCCCTTGTGGCGGCGTCGCGGTCGCGCGTGCGGCCCCGTCCTCTCCAATCCCCTACAAGCCCCCCCCCCCCCTAAATTCACAAAAGGGAAACGGACGGCGTAGGGCGAGTTGACTAGCGAAGCCATTCGGCAATACTAGAGCCATGATTAACCCGGCCCTCTACGTCACCGTCGGCCACGCCGCAGAGCTCGCGGACGTGTCGCGGCATTGGATGCGAACGCAGGCGATCGCCGGCCGCATCCCCGCGGTGCAGATCGACGGCATCTGGTTTGTGCTGCGGTCGGCCGCCGAGGCTTTCGAGCGGCATCCCACGGCCGGGCGGCCCCGGGTGTCCGCCGTGAAGAATCGGCGGAAGTAGCGGCTTTCCGCGGAAAAACGCTCCTCCCAAAAAAATCTTTTCATGCCTCTTGCACAGTATTGCCGAATGGATATACTGTGGGCATGACGCGGACGAGTGAGCCGCGACAAACACAAGGAGACGAAACGATGAACGCCATGATCACCGACACCAGCCGCCAAACTGCCCTCGGCAACGAATACCTCTACGTCGAGTTGCAGTGCGGCAAGCATTCGGCCCTGGTTGTCGTCTGCCGTGGTGCGACGAGCTACGTTCAGGTTGTCGTCCAGAACGCCATGAACCGCGCCTGGCGCGGAATGGGCAAGCGGTTCGCCACGGCCGAGGCGGCTGTTGCCGCGTACAAGACCGACGCCATCCGCTGCATGATCGAGACGGCCTGCGGGATCGCCTAACCGACCACAAGGTGGGGCCACCCGGCCAGCCGACAGCCGCAAAACGGGTGGCATTTTCAACCAGCCAAGGAGGGCACCATGCGACAACTTTGGGATCGGGTGTTGGAATCTCTGCTCTGGGTCCGCGTCGGCCAGGAGCTCGGCAGCGACAGCGACCTCGCCCAGACGATCGCCGGCGGCATTGACGCCGCGATCAAGATCGTCGGCCAGTTGGTCGGCTAGGCTCGCCGCGCGTGCCGCACCACCGCAATGATCGACCTCATCGCGATCCGATTCTCGGCGGACGCAAACCAGAGGTTCGCATACTCGATCACGCACCCGCGGAGCACGAGGTCGAGGGCCGCTGTGTGGCTAGGCTTGATGCCCCACCGGGCCTCGATCTGCTCTCGGACTCTGGCTGTGATCACCGGGATTGCGTCGAGGATCTTCCCGCCGATGGCGTTGGAGTCGACCTTGCGGGCGTAGTCGGCCATGGTTCGCTCCGGCCACTGGCGGCAGATCTCATCGACGATCACGTCGCAAGTGTGCTCTAGCGTGGCCCCCGACGGCCCGATGAACTCGCGGACGGTCGCCCGCAGCCCCTCAAGCGTCAGCGTGTCGAGAGCGTCGCCCACCGTCACCTCCCGCCCGTGGGCTTGGCCGGTGAAGCAGTCGCGGGCGACGCCCCCGAAACGCATTTGCCATCGGGGCACCCGGCCCCCTTCTTGCACGGGCACGACGCCGGGCACGGGCAGGGCGTCCGGTGGCCGTCGCCGTGGACGATGTAGCCGCGTCCGCCGCAGTCGCTACAGCACTTGCCGGGGGCCGGCGTCGGGGCAGGGGCGGGGGCCTCGACCGCAAACCCGGCGTAGGCCACGGCCACGGCCGCAGCGGCGCGGGGCTGCTCCTGGTCGATCGCGGCGGGCTCGGCCGCGAGGCTGGCGAGGAATGCGAGGAATGAACGCCACATGGCTACCAGCCTCGGGAGTGGTCGAGGAGCGGTTGACCGTCGTCGCCCACGCGGGCGTGTACGAG